CACAACATAGTCAAATCCACTAACCACAAATCGTGCATCGGTAACTGTTAACTCATTAGTTGTTGCGTTCCAATCGTCTGCATCAAGTGTGACAGTAAACGAACTTGCCTTGTCACTCTTGTTGGCGATTGCAGTTGTGTGCTGACCTACAGTTGTGTTTAGTGACTCAATTTGAGAGGATTGTTCCGTTAATTCTGCATTAACAGTTGTCTGTCCGTATGCAACATCGGATGCACTCGGAGTCAAATTGACAGTTTTATTGGTAATTGTCTGGGGAGTTCCATTAACTTGAATGACATCAATTTTGCCACCTTGTGTATTGACATAATTAGGAATTCCTCCTGCCGTTTTAACTGCTTCTGTCGGATCATATTCTTCAATACGCATGTCACCGGTTCCAGAACCATTTAAAATGTCAATCGTTACTGTATGTGTTGCATCTTGAATTGTTAATCTTGTTCCACCGGCTATTGGTGTAGATGAAACAATAGGTGAAAATCCGTTATCTCCGTCTTGTCCATCTTGTCCGTCTTGACCATCTATTCCGTTAGTTACAGAAAATGTTTGACCAGAAGGATGCTGTTTATCTGTAATATTAACATTATGTCCTCCTTGAGTCTGTGTAATGGTAACAGCAGGAGAATATCCATCTTCTCCATCGTCACCTTTTTCACCTTTGATTGTGCCGTTATCAACCCAAGTAGAACCATCCCAGATGTAAATAGTATACGGAGCCGATGCTCCGACTCCATACGCATCACCTAAAGATGGATTCGGAACTGCTTGAATAAGTGCTTGAAGTGTTGCATAGTAGCCTTTAATTACTAATCCTGCACCTCCACCACCAGAAGGATTTGTCCACAATTTGCCGTTTACATCTTTACCGACCTCTTGTGTCATTGCCGATGTTTTTGCTGAAGGATTGTAATCGGAAGTATTTACTTTATTAGCAATTGCAGATTCGTTTGCAAGAATAGCATCTTGAATTGCATTTAAATTTGTTGCACCGATTACTGTCTCGTTATCAACATAAATTACTGGAGTTAAACTCATTTCTCCTCCTTAAAATCAATTATTTTAGATAATAATTTGACATCTAACGGAGTCATTCGGACATTGTGCAATAATGTCATTGTTATTTTCTCCGATTTGATTTCCATGATTTTTTCATCTTTTAAGCATGGATTTACCCTATCAATAAGATTAACAACTTGATACGCTTCATTCATAGGCATTTCAACTGTTGTCAATTTCTGTAATGATGGTTGTAATTCAATTAATTCATTTCTACCAAGCTGAAAATAATCCATAATCTCTCAATCCTTTAATTACATCGGAAAGTGTTGCACTATCCGATAATCTCTGTTTTGATATCGGAGATTGTCCGAAAAATCCTAAATAAGACGAATACGATGAACCCAACATTATAGATCCGTTACAATACAAATCTTTAAACTGATTGTATTGACTTCCAAGACTAACTCCTCCAGATGTATATGGTTTCAACAGATTACTTTCCAATATTACTTGATAATTGCCATTAACAAGTCTATCAGTTGATGCTGATGCATTACTCCATGTTACATCAAAATCCGAACCACTTCGTTTTGTAAGTACTTGACCTTGTGTTCCTCCAGAGGGAATAATTGTACTCCATTTAACATCAAAATCATTATTGGAATTTTTCTGTAGAACTTGTCCACTTGAACCACCACTTGGTATATCCAAGTTGCTATTAGGTGAACCTATCGGAAATTCTACAACATAAGAACCAGAAGTCTTGCTGATTATTACTCGGTCTCCTGCTTTAAATCTAATCCCAGTATTTGCCTTGTAATGTTTACTGGATGCCGAATCATTGCCGTCAATCGTAAGTGTTACACCATCATTCAAAACCTCAACTATTGTTGCAAGTTCAATAGTAGTTTCTTTTTCGGATTCTTCAGCAACTTCCTCGGATTGTTCAACGATTAATTCTAGATCTTCCATAAATCACCTCATGTTGTTCCGACAACAGATATGCCTGCAATTGCAATTCCTGCGATTGCACCGGTGCCACTCGGTGCAGGCTCAATAGATGCTCTCGGTTGCTGTGCAAGGACATGTGTCATTGTGCCACCAGTACAAAGGTCAATCCTCCACTCTGTCTCGGTGCAAAGTCCGTCTGCATCTGGATGGACTAACGCAACAATGTCATTACATCCACAATCTGTCCTTATTGCCGTTGAAATAGTTATCTTCTGTCCATTGAACATGTTTTTATTACGCAGGATATCTGCATAATTCTGCAACTCTGTTTGCGATGCAATATTGTTCAGCTTTGTCAATGATACAATGCGTTTTCCTCTGCGTTGTACTGAAAAGGGAGATGCAATATTGTTATTAATCGCAGTTGCTTTCATTACGGCATTTTTGTCTGGATTTGAGCATACACAAAGGAATACATTAGGTATACTGAACAAATCAAGCGTTGCCGTTGACGATGATAACATCAAAGTCTCTACATTATTATAATTATAGACTCGTTCAACATTAGAAATATTAAGCATCGCAGAAGGTTCCAGTACGGCAGACCCTTCGTTGTCAAACCATAAGTTGTTGTAATTGATTTCCGAAAGTAACTCATTAACGATTGTTAGATAATCAGTACCAATATCCCAATCTTCTCTAACTGATGTCAATGTTGCTTCTGTGGGAGTTGTAACGAACTTTGTAATCCCTGCCTGCAACAGCAAACTTTTAACTGCCGTAATATAATTTGTTGACGATGCAATACTCAAAATCTGTTCGGTTTTTCTATTCTGCACTAACCAACAAGAATCATATGCTTCAATATTGATTGTTACGATATCGTCTGTTCTGCTTTTTGTTACTGTAGTCGGATAGAATAAACCTAGATGATTTTCAACTCCGTCAATAATCGCAACTGGCATTAATGCATCGGACAACCAATTGACCTCGTCATTTGGTATAAATGTACCAGATAACGAGGTCTTGATTTTTGAGTTGCCGTTCATCTTTATATCAACTGAATCAATTGGATCTAATTCTGCAACCTTGACACCTTTGCGAATAACATCAACTCTTGTGTCTAAAGTTCTTGTCATAAGCTTACTTCCTCATCATATGCTGATTGCATTAATGTACATTCAAATGCAACCATAAAGCATGTCTCTCTTTTAGATAATCCTAGCAGAGTGCCAATAACGGAAGAACCTCTCGGAGTTTTAACACAAACTTGTTTGCCGATTAAAGATTCAAATACAAATCTATCTTCATTGTCTGTTTTATATGCGACTTTCAACGATATTGATTTGTCCTTATGTCTTGATTTTTCAATATAAGGATAATCAGCAGATGCAATTCTAAATTGCTGATAAGTAATTGCTTCTTCAATGACAATCTCGGAATAAGATGAATCTGTTGTTGTCATTACCAATGTTGTTTCACCTTGTAAGTCACTTATCACAGTATTGCTTACTGCAATAGTTGCAGAAATAGTATTAGATTTGCCGTAATTCTGCGATGATGCATAAATACCTCTTATGAAATACTCATGCGTTCCGATTGCTGTCTTATCAACAAAAGAATTAGATCTAATCTTTGCTATGCAGATTCCGTCACGATATACCAGATAATAAGCATACGATAACTGTTCTGTCCAATCTAAACGTACATTGTTATCAACATACGATGTCAGCACCATTGATGCACCTTCAATGTTTGTAACATTAATTGGTGCAGAACCACTCTCCGACCATATTCCGTAACTATTCTGTACTTTAACTTTTACAGTATACGTTCCATCGTCTAGATAAATTGGTAATCTGTATGATTTGCTTTCACCGAATACGATTCCAGAATCAAACACTCCATCAATGTAAACTTCAAAACCTTGTTGGTCTGCACTCTGCCAACTTACCAAAGGTCTCGGATTCTGCTCGGATGTTACTGTCGGAACTGACGGAGCAGACATTACAGTAAATGCAACTGCTTCCGACCATGCTCCTGCATTACTATCCGTATTATATGTGCGTACTCGCCACATATATTCACCAGAGTTGAAGAAGTTCGCAACAATGCTAGTTTTCTGTATTGCTCCGGTTACTGTTGCAAGAGTACTCCAAGTAGACCCTGCGTTATTTGAATACTGCAAGTCTGCTTTTGTCTGTGCAGTACCAGTTGATATGATATGATTCCATATAAATTCATTAGCAACTGTTCCATCAATAATTGTATTAGATGGAGATACGCATGATGCCGTTGATAACTCTTCTAACGTGCTGATTGTGTACCAAGGAGATAAATCTTGATGATCTAAACTGTCTGTGATGACTACTTGCCATTGGAATGAATCTGTTGTAATCGTATCAGCAGGCAAAGTATAGGTTTTTGCCGTACCACAATCAATTTCAGTATATTCTGCTGATGAATTTGCTCTGTAACGTAATTTACTATTCGTAAGTGTAGGAGGTTCGTATGCTGTGCCATTCGGAGATACTGACCAGTTGAAAACGCATGGCAAACTTTTTGCTTGGTATCCACTTATAGGAGACGCAGATGATATCTCTAAATGAATATCAAACGATGCAAAACCTACTTCAAGATAAGGAGCATTTGCTCCAGATGTAATAAATTTTGCACCTCTATCACCGATATATGCTTCGTCTGGAATAAATTCTATTCCATACTTCAAAGCATTTACCATTGCAGATGAATAGAATTCTGCATATTGCCAAGTGAATTGAGAGTAATTAAAGGTATAAGAACGAGCATCTTTACCAGTATAAGTTCGGTTAATCTGTATATTATTATAGTTTATTACACTAGCATCATATGGATTATGTCTTGCCGTATAATATAACTGTGTTGGATATGTTCTATCAGAACCACTAACTGGATAAGCATACATATAAATGTATACACTTGAAAGACTTTTTGTCTTATACTCATCTGGAATAGGTGCAAATTTCATCGCATACTTATTAAATGAGCATAATTCTGTTTGAGGAAGTGATGACAAGGGATAAATCCCTTGCATATCATCAAAATTACCTCTGTTTAGTTCTGTTAACTGTAACTGTATTCTCATGTTTATGCCCTCATTCTTGCCGTCATGCGACTATTCTGTGCAATGCGAATAATATCATTGAATTCCTTGATTTCGGATGCATTAATGCTGATATTATAGATATTATTTCCTAAATTGCGAGAATCTTGGTTATTGAAAATCTGCGAACCTTGTGGAAGGTTAACCAGTTCAGCTCCATTCTCTCCAACCCACGTTAATCCACCACCAAAGTTTTGGTTACCTCCTGCATTGAAATAATTGCCAACATAACCTCCTGCTTCTTCCGAATATGTTGTATCGTAACCGGTGTAATTGTACTTTGTCTGTTGGTAATTACTCAACTGACCCTTGGATGTATTTGCACCCAACGCAGTTGCGACCTTATCCCAATCACCAGATAACAGACCTACAATCACGTTGACAGCATCAGCAATTAACGCAATAACTCCTGCGACTCCTGCTAATGCAACCTTTAATGCAGGAAGTACAGAAGAAATGAGTGAACCGATAGGTTCAAACAAATCAGCAACTGCACTTAATAAGTTGCCCATATATTCAAGCACACCTGAGTTTATAAGTGCTTCTGTTGCACTTCTTGTGAATTCTGTCCATTCCGTATAAAATTTTTCAACTGTTGGTGCCATTTCAATCGCAATCTGCTGTTTCATCGCATCTTGCGTTTCTTGTAATCTTTGATATGCATCGTCAACGGCACCTAATGCTGAAAGTTCGTCTTCGGTCATAACGGCACCGACATTGTGTGACTCTTCTGCATATGCTTTAAGAGTATCAGTTCCTTGAATTATTAAAGGATTCAACTCTTCGGCAGATTTACCTAACAATTTCATTGCAACTGTATCTCTTTCAGTTGCATTGTCAATCTGCCCTAATGCATCAATGGTATCGTAAAAAACATCTTCGGATGAACGCAGTTGTCCATCGGCACCAGTAATTGCAACACCTAAATCAGCAAAAGATTCCGTTAATTCCTCGTTGCCATCTCTTGCAGAATCCATGTTGCGTTTAAGTTTGGTCATTGACCCTTTGATTGTATCAAACGATACATCAATTAATTCCGAAGCATATTGCATCTCTTGGATTGTATCAGTATCCAATCCCGTAATTTGTGCCATTGTGAGTATTTCATCTGCATTAGATGCTTGTTCCGTTGTCAGCTGAACTAATGCTTTTTCTGCATCAACGAGTTTTTTAACAACAGCAATTACGGCAGTTACTGCACCAACACCAACGGCAGAAAAGGATGCAAAGCTATTCATAGATGACTTTACAGAATCTGGCAAACTGACACCAAATTTAGATCCGACAGAATCTAGGATATCTCCCATTCCTTTCGTTTCTTTTGCAAAATCCCAAATGCTTTTATTCGCATTCTCAAGTTCTTCATCGCACTTTTCAATTTCAGCAACTGTTTTATTCCAAGCACCGGTTGAATAGTTAAGTTCGTCTGTTAAATCCGAAACTTCCTTTGATGCTTCTCCGTATTTTGCTTTTGCTTTTTCAAGCATTTCCGTAAGAATAGCAACTCTGTCTGCTTGCTCACGTTCTCTTGCTTCAAGTAATCTATGCTTTTCCGATAATGCTTCAACAGATTTTGCGTTATTTTGGTATTCTGTTGTGACTTTATACATTTCGGCTTTAACATTGCCAAGTGTTTGATTGATTTGAGACAGTTTCTGTCTATATTCTTGGTCTCCCTCAATCTTTATTTTAGATGTAATATCTCTAGTTACTTTTGACATTTATTGTCCTCCGAAATAATCTAGGAGAGAAACCTCCTTCTCTTCCTTTTTTGGAGTAGTCATTTCAATGTATGCTTTACTTAATTTGTAAAATCTTGCAGGATTCATGCACTTCCAAAAATCTCTCTCTGGGAGATGAAAACGGATTATCCATATAGCCAAAGAAGAGGTTAAGTCCACAACTCTTGTAGACTCAACCTCTTCAATCAGTTTTTTGATTCTGTGTTATCTTCCTTTTTATCATAAAGTGCATCAATTACCAATCTAACAACATTTGTAATGTCTTCTACTGGCAAATTCTTAACATCAATTGTTCTGCCGACTTGTCTCGGTGTATAACGCTCTTTCCATCCCATTGTATCAGCATAGTCATTCAGCATTGCTGATAAAATGACAGTATATGCTTTCAATCCAATATTCGGTTGTAATAGATCTGGAATTTCACCGAATTCAGCTTGGATATCTGCTAGTACATTAAAGTTGCATGACAACTGATATTCCTTGCCATTAAAAGTATAAGGTATTGTTTTTAATCTAATATCTTCCATTATGTGACTCCTTTTACATTATGGAGGTAATTATACTGCACCAAGCACAGAATCAACCCATGCTTTTGCCCGCTCTTCAGTATCGCATACACCGATTTCAATCATCTCACGATTTGCCGAATGGTCAGCTAAAAATTCACCGGTGATTGTTGGTGTATTAAATGTGATATTGTCGGATGCTGTCTGGTAAACGTAACTCGGCTGTCCGAATAACGCTCTTGTGATAAACACACATGCATATTTTGTCGCACCATCTACTTTGTCTGGTGCATAAAATGCAACACCGACATCTTTCGGAACATCATTACCACCAGTCTGTATTGACGATGCTGTAACAGATGCCGTACCACATGTGAAAGTGCGAGTCTTTTCACGATTTCCGAAAAGCATTAACTGTGCTGATTTCGGAATGTACTTTGTTGCAATAGATATTGTGCCACCTATTGCCTTTTTCATATACTCTGCGAGTGTGCTTTCAGCATATAATCTGCCTTCTGCAAAATTCAGCTGAAGATTTACGTTCATGGCATCTCCAAGTGAAGTTGCTCCAGAGTATGCTATAGTGCCGTTATTGTTGGTATAGGTAGCTACCTTAATACCCTTTAAATCAAATGAAGGCATTTTGTTCTCCCCTTTAATTTTTGTCTAAATAATGAAACAAGACTTCTGCTCCTGCTTCGTTAATTTTGTCTGCATTTTTAATTATTGCATCTTGCATGAATGGTCTTGCAGTTTGATTTTCTTTTCCGAATTCGTTAAGGAATGCAATCTCTGCGTTCCTTATTTTCTTTTTGTGTTTCTCATCAGTTCTTGTACCTTTAAATGTGATTGCAATTTCACCATAGTTTTGTTTTAGTTTTGGTTTAGTCAACTTGATTGTGTCAAGAATATGTGTTGAAGAATTTGGATCTCGCACACCTTGCGATTGACCTTCCATTTTCGTTGCTTCTGCTAGAATTTCTCCCATGCTTTGTAGCATTGCATTCTTGATTTCGTCTGGAATAGTTGATTCAGTATCAAAGGCTTTTGATAACTCTTCTAATCCATGTGTTGAATAACTTGCCACTAAACTTCACCATCGCAATATTGACATTCAAAGATATAGTGCTGACATGAACTCTCCGATGCATTAGTAATTGATGGATAAGTAAATCCTGCACCATGTAATGCTTGACAAATCTGCTTTTTCTTTGCGTTCGGATTCTCTTTGTGTGGCAAAAACCAATGAACTTGACAGTAATAATGCATTACATCCGGTTCCGATTCAGCAAATACATCTGGAATTGATGTGTAGTTGTAAACGATATAGTTTTTTAACTCACCATCGTATTTGTTAGGAACAACAACCTCACTCAACGATGCTAAAGAACTTCTAATTACCGAATCAACACTCATTACTTTTCTCCAGACAATGAAAGTTCAATTGTTCCTCTGCCAGTTTCGTATGACCGAACGATTTTGTACTTCTTTTGGTTGTAGTAGCACTTCTTTTCGTACTGGTACTCATTCTGCCAAAGTTCAACAATTGCTGACATCTGCATGCCACTTTTCATTGCTTCATAAAATTCTGCCCTGCTGACACCTTCAGTGAATGTGCAACGCACAACCCTTTCGGACTCAACCTTGGTAACATATCCATCTGCATCTACTGTCTCCGTTTCTGTGATAAGTGAAATCTTATCCATCCACGGAGTTTTATTTGTTCTAATCGGTTTCCAAGTCTGGCTCATGTTCTTCTCCGTATTCCGTAGACTTTGCCATGCCGTTTATTGTCTGCTCAAATCGTTTCTGCCAACGCTCCGAATCACCTTGAAAGTTGTAGTTTGACTTGCAATACATTTGAATTGCCAATGCTGTTAACGGATCCGTATCATCAATTGTTTTCAATCCACTCATTGACATCTGTTGCTTTGCCGATGCAATTGTCGCAGTTATATCTGCATCATAGTCATTTGATGAGATGCCCATTGACAACTTCACATCTGCTAAAATTGTTGATGCCATAGCACCTCCTGCTCCGAAAATTAAAAAGGGAATAGAGAGGAGCCAGAACTCTATTCCCTAATCTATATCAATCGGATTCCTCCGAAAGACTAGCTTCTTTCCACCATCTATAATCGTTTTCGGTAATGATTGTAGTTCCGATGTGACCAACTCTAACTGATGTATCACACCAAACCTCATGACCTAATGCTCTCGCTCGCAAGCAGTACGCTAAATCTTCTCCCAGATAACGATTCGGATGAAATCCTGCACTTTGGTTATATACATCTTCAAATACCTTGCGTTTAATAAGGCAACATGCCATTCCACACCCTGCAATTTGAATCAGTTCACCTTCTGGAAAATCATGAAGTATCTCTGTACCTCCGTCTTCTGCTGAACCAGAGTTAACAACACTATAGATGCATGGATAATATGGAGGTTTACGCATAAATGCGAGTCCAGTTACGATGTCCTTATCTGCTTCAAGTAATTTTTCAAGCAAATTAGGCAAGAAGACCATATCCGAATCAATGAACAGTACATAGTCATATCCTTCAAATATAGCCTTCTCAATAATTCTCTGTCTGCCAATATATACAAGTGACAGAGGTTCAAAATGTATGTCTTTGTTTGTAATACCCTTTAAATGCAACAAACTGTTGATTGTATCAACCGGTATTGTTTCCATGCAGGGAACACCAACTAAAACTCGCTTCATGTCTGGCTCCTCCATTCAGCTAATTAGTTTTTCTTGAATTTTCCGAATGCTCTCGGTGCAGAGACCTTGCAATCAAATATTGCATATCCACGATAGTCAATAAGACCCTTGGAGAAGGAACTCTGTGTTGAGGACTCAATTTCAATGTCCTGTGGAAGATTACCGACAATCTTCTTGAAATCGCCGTAGTAAAGTTCATCATCATTGACCTTGTCGGAGATAAGGACTTCTCTGCCCATGAGACGAGAAGGAACACCTTCTGCCATGCTCTGCACGAAGATCGGACGATTCTGTGAATCTTTGATTCCTGCAAGCTGTGTGAACGGGAATGAAGAATTGCAAAGGAACTTGCAGTTTCTACGGAGACCCTTGTCAGGATATGTCATCAATGCACAAACATTGTCATAGGAAATATTTGATGTTGTGCTGATAAGGTTTGTTCCTGCCGTCCAAGTGATTGAAGCAATACCAGTAGGCTCGTTGGTACCAGTACCATAGATGATTTTGTTTTCAATCTGGAGTGCGAGGTCTTCTGCGAGACCATCAACTAACCAACCCTCAAACTCGGGAATAGTCATTGTCTGTACTTCTTTGGAAATCTGTACAAGTTTAGCAAATCCGTATCCTGCAAGAGTTACATATGCAAGAGCATCGGATGATGCAGTAATTGTTGCACCTTCAGCATGTACATAAGCATCGTCACGGCTTAACTGTGTAGCAACAGTTACGTTGCCCATAACGTGCAAAAGCTGAATTTCATTGAGCAGAGGTGCTGTCTCAAGCATCTTCTTAACAAGTTCTTTGCTTGTCTCGGTCGGAATAGCCGCACCGGCTGAACCCATGCCAGTTGTGTATGCTCTCTGCTCAACTTCTGTAAGTGTTTTTCTCTGTAATGTTTTGAAAAATGCTGTGCGATATTCCGGTGATTCAACACCGAAGGTTCTCATTTCTTCCATTGGAATTTCCTCTTTCTTTTCAATAATTGTTGTGTTTGCCGTACCAGTTGCCACGGCTTTTCTAATTTCTGCCTTTTTGGATTCCTCAAGAGTACGTCTCTCAAGTTCTTCGTTGATTGAACGAGCCTCTGTTTCAAGAGCATCTAAATCTGCATCTGGCATTTCTACCATTTCACGGATCTCTGCTTTGCGAGTTTCAAGTTCTTCAACGCTCATGTCACGAATTTCCATTACACGACCTCCGTTAAAATTCTTATTTTTTGTTTCTGCCTTTCCCTTGCTTCAGCTTTCGCAAACTCCTTGCGTTCTTCTTCAATCACTCCGTCAAAGTAAGACCTTGCTGAAATTTCTGTTGTTGGGTTAGCAGGTATAGAAACAGCACTTACATCAAAGACCTTTTTGATTTTGTCAATGACTCTAGTTCTGGTTTCTTTTTCATAATGGTCTTCACTAACTGTGAAGGCAAAAGACATCTGTGTTATCATTCCATTTCTAATGTCTTCGTATAACGCTCTAGAACCTTCCGTCTTGGACAAATCTGCATCTATCCATAGACCATGTTCATCAGTTCCGATATTCAACGTGCCGTTAGATTTTCTAGCGAAAACTCGTCCTTCATGGTCATACTGCATTATTACATCTGTCATATCGGCATCATTAAATGCAGTAGGTTCAATTCTTTCCGAATAATCAACATCACCTTCGGAAAACATTACATAAGGTTCAAATGTTGAAGCATATCCTTTTACTCTGCATTCTTTGTTATCATCTTTTCGGATTTCAAAGTCATGCAACTGTCTATACTCTCTGTCTTTACATATTGGCATCTTCATTTCTCCCTTCTTTCAATAAATTTTTGCGTACATTCTGCACACCTTCAGCAGGACTCGGAGAAATCTCATCTGTCGGTTCTTT